TCACATTGCACTTATTATTTGTGTTGCTTTTTCATCTTCTTCTTTGTAAGTTTCTTCAAGTAAATGTGAATAAACTTCTGTGGTTACTGATATATTTTTATGTCCTAATCTTTTCGAAATGTAATATATAGAAATGCCTTTGGCTAATAAATATGAACAGTGAGTATGACGTAAAGCATGTGAAGTGATTTCTTTGATACCTAAATTGTTACAATATATTTTTAAACGTTTGTTAACTGCATTGTTTGTTAGTTCACCAAATATAGTTCCGTCAATTGTTCTAGGTAATTGATCAATAGACTTAATGATATGGTTCATATCTTTTTGACTAATAGACACGTAACGTGGTGACGAATCTGTTTTATGCTCATCAATATAAATTTCGCTTTTAACTTGGTTAATATATTCACGTTTTAGATTCAAAGCACCACTTATGCGACAACCAGTACAAATCATGATGAATAGTACGAGTGATGATGCGTTGTCTTTAGTCATCAAATGCTGTTTTAACACTTCATAATCTTTTAGATTTATATACTTACTATCTTCACTTTTGTTTGGGTTACTAGCTCTATAACTAACTTTAAAGGTAGGGTTCTTTACTATAAGCCCTTCGTATACTGCATCATCTAACGATGTTCTAATATAACCGTTTAGTTTTCTAATAGATTCTTTCGAATGATGTTTTGAAAACTCGTTAATAAAATCTTGATAGTGGTATCTCGTAATATCTTTTAACTTTTTCTTACCAATAGGGTGGTTATTGATGTGTTCCATAGCAGAAGAATAGGACTTGTAGGTTTTAGGTGTTACCGTCGATTTTTTAAACGTTTCGCACCAAGTTTTGAAATAGTCGTATAACGTTAAATTTGGTTCGTACTCGATACCTTGTTTTAATTCATTTAACTTATCTAATCCTGCAGAATTAGCCTCACGTTTCGTTCTAAAGCCTTTCTTTCTATATCTCTTACCCTCATATTTAAACTCGTATTGCCATTTTTTACCGTCATAACATCGTGTTTGCATGTTATCCCTCCTCAAAAAAGGTAAAAAATAATAAGGGTAGACGGGCTACCCTAAAAATATTATTGTTGTACTACTGCTTCTTGTGCTTCTTGTTGTCTTTGCTTCCAACTATCATACCCTTCGTTTTCATTAACCCAACCGGGACCACCAACGTGTGCATTTGGATCGTTTCTTACTTTTTCACTTGCTTCTTTAGCAGCTTCATAATCTCCACGACCATAACCCATTTGAGATTCGTCATGTGTAGTAGGTTTATTTTTATTCCATTCGTTAATTTCATCTTGCGTCATATAATCATTGTTGTTTGGTGATTGTTGATTGCTACTTTGTTGTTGGTTATTGTTAGCTTGTTGTTGGTTGTTTTGTTGAGTTGGTTGAATCTTTTCACCCTTTGGACGTTCAATATTACCGTTAGCATTTTGAGTTTTCTCATTATCATTTTTAGATGTGCTTTCAGATTCTTTGTTAGCAGTATCATTATTGCTATCATCTGAACTAACTTGTTGTTTATCATCATTAGTGTTTTTGTTTGATTTGTCCTTGTTTTCTAATTTCTTATCTTTCTTTGGATCGTTAGACTTTTTATCTGATTTGCTTTCTGACTTTTTATTATCATCTTTATTCGGGTTATCCTCATCTTGTCCACATGCACCTAATACTAATAAACTAGCAAAAATTAAAAATAGAACCTTTTTCATTTTACATTTCCCCTTTGTTATATTTAATTGTTTGTAATATCTTCAACAGCTGAATAATCTACAGTTTTTAATTTACTGACATCTATTTTCTTACTGCCAAGTTTTTTGCCTTCTGTTCCTTTAGTAGCTTTCAGCGTTACTTGCTTATCATTTTCTAACTCATAAGTGATAATACCTTTAGCAGTTTTACCTTTTTTAATAACATCGCTGTTGTGTTTGTCCCATTCTTCGAATTTACCAGTATTAGGCGTTGGACCAACTTCAAGTTTACTTTCGGTATTTTCACTATCTTGAACGGCCTCCATTGACGCAATCCAAACATTCATTGGCGTTATTTGTTCATCTCCGTCTTTACTTTTAACCTCGTATTTAAATGCTAATAATTTCTTTCCGTTATCCGAATCTTTATCGTTAACTAAAAATGTGTCTTTTATTTTTAAAACAGCTTGATCAAGAACTAAAGTATCATTAGTGAATTGTACTTTGTTTTCATCAACGGAAGTCGACTTTTTCGAATTGCTATTGTTGTTACTACATGCCGCTAAAACTAAGAAACAAGATAATAAAATAAATAAGACTTTTTTCATTCTACATTTCTCCTTTACTATATATCTTTATATTCAAACACTCGTAACGGCTCAAACTGAATAACATATTTACCGCACCGAGTGGAATAACCATATTTTTGTTTATAATGTTCAATACTTTGTAGGACAAAAGCTTCTGTTACTTCAAAAAAATTAGCAAGTTCATATAAATTATGAATGCCTTGCAAGAATGCTTCAATTATACCTTCTAGAGATATAAGTTTTTCATTAGCTAATCTTCGTGCTTTTAATTCGTATTTTTTATTTTGTATATCTTGTTCATTAAGTATATTGCCGTAAGTAATTTCATGGTGGGCTAGTTCTTCCGACAAAATCTCTAGCTTTTTTGCGTCAGATAAATTTTTATCAATCAATATTACTCCATTATCATAGAAACCTTTAAACATTCCCGGTAATTCGAAAGTATCACAAATATGTAAATGACTATTCTGAATTAACAAATCTTCATATTTCCCCACATAATCAGTCCTTTTTACGTGCCTGACGAACTAATTCTGCAAAATCTCTTATTTTTTTAAGTTCTTCTTCCGTAAAATCGTCGTCTAAATGTGCTGCAACAGTATCTTGTTCAACTTTTTCAATTTGACTTTCAGTAATTCTTGATTTTGGGACGCCAAAGTAGTCAGCAAGTTGTTGTATTTTTTGTATTCTCGGATATTTATTTTGTTTAATCCAATTTGAAACAGTTGGTTGAGAAACGCCAATAGCTTTAGCAAGTTGTTGTTGGTCAATATTTTTCTCTTTCATGAGGTCTTGGATATTTTTTGATAAATTTTTTCTAACATTATTTTCCATATTTTTTACTCCTCTTAATATTACTTAATGTAATATTAAGTTACCACAAGTTATATTACTTTACAATACTATTTATAACTTTTTTACGTAATTTATAACTTTTACTGTTGACATATCCTAGAAAGTAATATAAAGTTATATTTGCGAAAGCGAGGTGAGAGAAAATGCCTGAGCAACTCACAATAAAAAAATGGCGTATCATTTCGGATATGAAGCAACAAGAAGTGGCTGACAAGCTTGGTGTAACAGCTAAAACAGTCGGTCAATGGGAAAAGGAAGACGCTACTCCTAGTAATGTAGTGATTTACGCTTTAGCAAAACTATACAAAATCGAGGTAGACCAGATAAAGGTCTAAAAATTTTTAGCTTCTTGTATAACTTTTTATAACTTTAGGAGGATGGAAATGAGCAATATAAAAATTTTTAATTTCGAAGATTTACCAGTAAGAACAACTACCGTTGATAACGAACCATATTTTGTTGGGAATGACGTTGCTCAAATTTTAGGATATGAAGATTATCGTGGAGCAATTAACAAAAAGGTAGATAGTGATGATAAGCTGCGTAGCCAAATTGACCACGCAGGTCAAAAACGTAACGTAACACTCATCAACGAAAGTGGACTTTATAGCTTAATCTTCTCGAGCAAGTTAGAAAGTGCGAAACGTTTCAAGCGTTGGGTAACGTCAGAAGTTCTACCTTCAATTCGCAAACATGGACTGTATGCAACAGATAACGTAATCGAAAACACATTAAATAATCCAGATTATATTATCAATATTCTAACTGAGTATAAGAAAGAGAAAGAACATAATTTAACGCTCGAACAACAAATCAAAGACAACAAACCTAAAGTACTATTCGCAGATTCAGTTGCTGGTAGTGAAAACTCAATACTCGTAGGAGAATTAGCGAAATTACTTAAACAAAACGGTGTTGATGTTGGGCAAAACAGATTATTCAAATGGTTAAGAAACAACGGTTACTTAATTAAAAAGAGTGGCGAAAGTTATAACTTACCAACTCAAAAAAGTATGGATTTAGAAATATTAGATATAAAAAAACGCGTAATTAATAATCCGGACGGGTCTAGCAAAATTACACGTACACCAAAAGTAACAGGCAAAGGTCAACAATACTTTATTAATAAATTTTTAGCAGGAGAACTTTAATACCCACAATCGAACAAACAACTTGAAGGAGGAAGAACATGAACATTTTATACAAAACAACCCTCCTCATCACAATGGCAGTTGTGACGTGGAAGGTTGTAAAGATTGAGAGAAGTTTAAGACCAGAAATACTTACTAGAGTTGTAAATAAAGAAAATGAAAAAATGCAAAATTATTTCTTTTCTAATAGGAGGTTAAAAATATGCTATTCACAAATATTTGTATGCTGCTAACAGTAATTTTTATGGTATTAGCATTAATTATTAACATTAAAAATTAAATCGTCGTATTTTACTAAATCTATTAATACGTTTGTCAGCAACAATTTCGACAGTAGTCGGTTGTTCATTCAAGTGGTACGAAAATTCCAACTTGGCATTTGGGATAAACATTTCAGGACGTTCATGAACATAAGTGTTATATGACGAGAAAGTAGGATTAGAATATTTTAACCATTCATCACTAGGCGGTTCAACCTCAATATGTTTTATTTGTTCGCCTTTGCTATTAATTAAACGAATTTCTTTTACAACGATTGATTTAGTAGATGTATTAGCAAGTACAAAACTAAAGCATATCAAATTATCGAAATCTAAGGGTGCAACATGATAGTCACTTATTTCAACGCTAGGACGATTACTCATATAAGCGTAGACGAAACTAGCAATAGCTACTAACAAAGCAATTACAGCAATGATATTAGAAAACAAAGTTGATTGGATTAATTCCATTAGACATACCACCTTATATATTAATAACTCAATTATACACGAAAGGAGTATCTAAGATGACGCAAACTTTAACTGTATCTGTACCAATACCCGACACACATGTACTTGTCTCTAAAGATGAATACGACGAGTTATTAAGTTATTCACTAGATCCAGTTTGGGATTTAAAAGAGTTGAAACGCAAATTGAAAATGTCATCTGACGAAACTATCAAAGACAGATTACTATTCAATCCGAAGTTTGAGAAATTACTTAAAAAGCAAGGCATCGCACATTATCCGGATGAAAGTTTAAATCGTTGGAGATTTAACGCTCGAAAGATGAGTAAATTCATCGAAGAACATTTCGAAGAAATTCATAAGGGGATGAAGAAATGACAAATGACGATAAAACGTTTGTACTAACAGGTTTTATGTTTATTGCAGTGTTCTTTCTATTATTAATCGCATTAAACGTGTTTATCACTAATGCAGCTGCATTTGCATTGTTAGTAGCTATGCTAACCTATTTATTCTTTGACAAACTATATTACGCACAAAAAAAGACTGAAAGTCGCTGCAACGACTAACAGTCAAACACTTAACAAAAATTTCATCTTAATCATATAACGGGAGGACTAATCATGCAAGAGGTAACTCTATCTTTAAAAGAATATAACAACCTACTTAAAGACAGTAGGGATTTAGTTCTAGTTAGTTTAGAAAACAAGAAATTAAAAAGACAACTAGACACTGCTAACGAGCATATCAAAGATTTAAACGACAGCATCAATTTATATATAAGCCTATATCAAAGTGCAGATGCTAGAGCAGACAGGGCAAACAAGAGATTGGAGGAGTACGTGAATGCAAGAGCCAATATTAAATTGTGAAGTAGAGTATCGCATTAAAGATAATCACTTTGGACGCTGGATCACTAATAAACCTACTGCTCAAGAATATGCTAATTACAATGCTTTAAGAAGTAATGCTCGTAAATTCGATGGTTTGCAAGATATAGACATTGACTGGGATAAACATTTGATTGAAGTATCAACAATCGAAACGAAAGAAACGCGTAAAGTATACAGTTTTGAAGATTTGGAGGAGGTAAACGATGGCTGAACAACTTAATTTATTTCAAAAGATAGCAGATGTTAAAGCCAATATTGATGGTTTTACTAAAGACACCAAAGGTTACAACTATTCTTACGTAAGTGGCTCTCAAGTCCTTCATAGAATAAGAAACAAGATGATTGAACATAATTTATTACTTGTACCATACACAGAAAACGAAGAAGTAACTGAAACCACAAATGCGAAAGGTAAACCAGAACATATTATTAAATTGAAACTGACTTATAAATGGATCAATGCAGATAATCCACAAGAAATTTTAGAAGTACCTTTCTTCGCAGTAGGCCAACAAGACGATGTATCGAAAGCACATGGTACTGCATTAACTTATGCAGAAAGATATTTCTTAATGAAATTCTTCAATATTCCAACTGATGAAGATGATGCAGATGCAAAACAAAAACAAGAAAAATATAACAAGGTAAGTAGTAAAACGGTTGGCGTTCTAAAACAAGAAGTATTTGATTTTGTTGATTTGATGAAGTCATTAGGAAAAGACGTAACGCAACAACAAGCAGAAAGCACATTTGGAATACAAGATTACACGTCGATGTCTGAACAACAAGCAGTAACTACAATCAATAACATTCAAGCAATGGCGAAGAAATATAAGGAGAATACAAATGACTAATTTAACAATTTTAACAGGACGTATCACTAAAGATTTAGAACTAAAACAAGCAGGACAAACTCAAGTAACTAACTTCTCATTAGCAGTAGATAACCCATTCAAAAAAGACGACACATCATTTTTTGACATCGTAGCATTCGGTAAAACTGCTGAACTACTTAATAACTACTGTGGTAAAGGTAGCAAAATTTTAATCGAAGGCAACTTGAAACAAGATAGATTTCAAGACAAAGAAGGAAACAATCGTTCAGTAGTACGAGTAATTGCTAACAGAATTGAATTTTTAGATAGCAAAGGTAGTAATCAACAAAACGGTCAACCTCAACAACAAAGAGGACAAGCACCAGCAGGAAATAATCCATTTGATAATGGTACAGACATCGATAACTCAGATTTGCCTTTCTGATTGGACTGATGTAGATGGCGAAAATCAAAAACTACATTACTCAAGATGACGGTACAACTACCGTTGTCATTGAGGGTGTAGATATAGATAACAAAACATCGTTATTACTGGATAACGGTTTTGATGTAGAAGTTGATGTCATTCCAGTTGATCCATTCAGAATTACAAACAAGCAACGTAAGAAGATATTCGCACTCGTCAAAGATATAGAAGTTCATACGGGTATGCCGATGGACTACATGAGACATATGTTTATTGAATATGTCAGAACGTATTACGGATATGATGAACGTATTTCACTTAGTAACTGCACACGTACACAGGCAAGCCAAATTATCGAGGTTACATTGGACTGGATATTTCACAATGATATACCACTTGCATATAAAACAAGCGATTTACTCAAACAAGACAAATCATTTTTATATTGGTCAACGGTCAATCGTAACTGTGTTATCTGTGGAAAGCGTGGAGAATTAGCTCATCATAAAGCGATTGGCAGAGGTGCTAATCGTAAGAAAATGGAACATTACGGATACGAGGTATTGTGTTTGTGCAGAGAACACCATCAATCGCAACACGATATGGGTGTAGAAAGTTTTGATAAATTGCATCATCTTGAGAGTTCGTGGATTCCAGTAGATGAACGACTAAACAGAATGCTGAAAGGAGAGAAAGCGAATGATAGATAGATTTGATGTAGGAGAGCGTATCAACGATAGAAGATCACGTTTAGGAATGACACAAAACGAATTAGCTAACAAAATTGGAATAACTAGATCAACAGTTCAGAAATGGGAGTCTGGCGTTCACCTACCTAAAAAAGAAACGATACCTAAAATAGCTAAATACCTAAATTATAACGAAAGATATCTGTTATATGGAGATGACAGTAATGAGTAATTTATTAATTGATGATTATCCAATACTTGTACTTCCTAAGTTAGCAACTGAGATAGGTCTTAATGAAGCGATTATATTACAGCAAATGCACTATTGGTTAAAGAAAAGTAATCATAACTACGATGGTAGACGTTGGATATACAATTCATTTCCAGAGTGGCAAAAACACTTCCCTTTTTGGTCGGTAATAACAATCAAGCGTACTGTATACAGTTTAGAAAAACAAAATCTACTTTACGTAGGTAATTATAATAAAGCGAAATTCGACAAAACTAAGTGGTACAGCATTAATTATGAAACTTTGGAAGGTATGAGACGACCATCGTATCAAAATGATACGACGAGTGTATCAAAAAGATACGATGGAGCGTATCAAAATGATACGACCAATACCAGAGACTACACAGAGATTACAACAGAGACTACTAACAATAATATATTGTCTCCTTCGTCGACGGCGTATCCTTACAAAGACGTGATTGATTACCTTAATCAAAAAACTGGTAAGCACTACAAATCAACGACTAAGAAAAATCAAACAGTCATACGTGCTAGAACAGATGAAGGTTTTACATTAGATGACTTCAAACAAGTTATTAACAACAAGGTTATTGAGTGGAAAGGTACAGACATGGAAAAGTATCTACGACCTGAAACATTATTTGGAACTAAATTTGAAGGATATCTCAATCAAGAAACACAACCTAGTGGCATGGATCAACTAGAACGAATGAAGCACGACGAAAGTTATTGGGACTAGGAGTGATAAGACATGCAATCGTTAGGAAGTTTAGCAAGAAATATCAAGCCTAATCAAAATATTGTAGAAGAAGAACATAATCTTAAATGTGAAAGATGTGGCAATACCTATGACTATTACAAATTCAGTAACGGAAAAGAGTTCAGACATGGTTGTGACTGTTCAATGATACAAGCCGGTAAAGAAGCTGAGCAACAGAGAAAGCAAAAGTATCTCAATCGTATCTTTAACCAATCTAATGTGAATGCGTCTTTACGTGATGCAACAGTTAACAGTTACCAACCACAAAACGAACACCAAGTACATGCAAAGAGTACGGCTATTGAGTACGTTAAAGGTTTTTCGATAGATGAACCCAAGTCATTAATACTACAAGGTTCATATGGTACTGGAAAAAGCCACCTGGCATATGCCATAGCAAAGGCAATTAAGCAACAAGGATATTCGGTAGCATTTATGCATATACCAATGTTAATGGAACGTATTAAAGCGACATACAACCGAAACGCTACTGAAACAACAGATGAACTCGTACAGCTATTAAGCAACATTGATTTGCTTGTACTTGATGATGTAGGTGTAGAAAATACTGAACACACATTAAACAAACTGTTTTCAATTGTAGATAACAGAGTAGGTAAGAATAACATTTTTACTACTAACTTTAGTGACAAAGAATTAAATCAAAATATGAACTGGCAACGGATCAATTCACGTATGAAACAAAATGCGAGAACGGTTCGGGTGCTTGGTGATGATTTTAGAGGACGTGACGCATGGTGACGATAGACGACATCAAACTTAATCTTGAGTGTTCAGATGTGTATGCTCAGAAACTCATAGAATACGCACAGGGCGACCAAGACAAGTTGGAGGATATATACTTCCAGAAACTTGCAGAACGTCGCGTGAGAAAGGCAGTGATCGAATATGGGCATTAGAGAAAATCAACCTAACGCATATAGCCTATATGAAAGTGACGGTTGGGAAATGCTTAGGGTTCTGCCTAGAGATGACGGTACTTTCTATCTTGCTAATAAAGGTGGAATGAGTGATAAGCATTTTAAAGCATCTGTGACTAAAGATGAGTTAGCAAAGATGAAACGTAAGCATAAATTATTTAGAAAAGAAGAATTACAACAACAGACAACAATAGATGAATTCTTATTCTAGGAGTGACAACGTGAGTAAATACAATGCTAAGAAAGTTGAATATAAAGGTGTCGTGTTCGATAGCAAAGTCGAATGCGACTACTACCAATATTTAGAAAGCAATATGAACGGCGTCAACTATGACTATATAGAGTTACAACCAAGATATGAGTTGATACCTAAATTTGGTAAACAACGTAAGACTGAATATATCGCAGACTTTGCACTATTCAAAGATGATGTGCTAGTCGAAGTGATAGACGTAAAAGGAATGCCAACAGAAGTAGCGAAGTTGAAAGCGAAAATGTTTAGACATAAATATCCGAAAGTAAAACTCACATGGATATGTAAAGCGCCTAAATATACCGGTCAAGAATGGATAACATATGAAGAATTAAGCAAAGTACGCAGGGAGCGTAAAAGGAGAAGATGAAGAATGGTAAAGATTAAACGTAAGGTAGAAATGACATTACCAGAATTAATTGAGTGGGGATTTAAAAATGGGATTAAGAACAAAGAGTTTGTAAGTAATTTTTTCGAAAAGAAATCAGTAATATTCAACTTGAGTGGTTGGGCAGAGTTTAGTGATGAATATGCTTATTTACCAGAAGATACTTTCATAGCAGAAATCGAAGAAGAAATTACGAAAGAAACAAAACTCCCTAAGTGTTTAGAAATTTCTTTTGATCGAAAAAGTGGCAGAGATGTAGCGGTTATTCATGAAAATTGGTCGGTTAAACAATTAACTGATAATAATCCTGAATATTTAAAGGGTATAAGAACTTTTCATCTAGTAAATGATGACGGAACGGTTGAACTCATCTGGAAAGATGGCGAATTGGTAGGTGATGAGTAGTGGATAAATTAGCAGTTACATTCAAAATCGAAGGCACAGCTTACATTATTCCGGATAACGAAAAACAAACGGAAGAGCAAGTGCTTGAGATGGCAGAGAAGTACCCAAACGAATTTGACAAACACTTAGATATTAAAAAAGTAGAAAACGTTAGCGTTATATCAGAAGGGTGGAAGTGACATCATGATAAAAGTGAATTTAGACGGTAAACGTTACAGATTATGTGATGTGTACAAATATTTTGATGTATCTGATAGCACAGTTCGCAAGAGATATGACGAAGGACTGCGTGGTCCAGAATTAATACATGGCAAGGGAGTATATGAATATGGTGCAGACGTACGAAAGAAATGAAAAGCAATTAACAGCTAAGCAATTGTATGAAATACAGCAAGCAGAAATTAGACACGAAAGAGCGTTGAAACGTAAACGACGTAACGAGCGTATTGCAAGAGCAAGACGTTCACAAGAATTAGTAGCCAAGCACAGAGTAAGTAGTAAGTGGTTCAGATACTTAGCAGAGAACGATATATTTCCAAAGGTAAGGGGATAGGTAAATGGAGAACGTGAGAATAATAGATCTAAAAAAAGACGACATTGTGCAGTTCCAAGCATACTTTAAAAAAGTTAAAGCTATGCAAACAGCGATTGTCAATCGTGTGTATGCAAAAGAAATACTATTAAAAACAGTTTGGTATGCAGAGGTAGAGAATGCAGGTGGTTATAAATTCACACTTACAGATAATGATGATTTTATCAGAGTAAACGAGCCGTTCACACGTAAAGTGGATATGAAGGAAGGACAAGACATGGTACACGAACCGCCACATTATCAATTCGGTAAGTTCTCAGCACGAGTGATTATCGAATTAGTAGGTAAGACGTACAAGTCGGCGTCAGTATTTTATCACGTAGGAAATGCACTCAAATACTTAATGAGAGCGCCTAGAAAGAATGGTTTAGAAGATTTACAAAAAGCTAAGCAAAGTGTCGAGTTTGCGATTGAATGTTGGGAGTGATGGTATATGAGTGTTCATTTTAGCAGTAAATCAAATGAATGGACTACACCACAACATTTATTTGATGAATTAAATCAAGAATTTAATTTCACTCTAGATCCATGTGCAACTGAAGAAAATGCTAAGTGTAGTAAATACTTCACTATTGAAGATGACGGTTTGAGTAAAGATTGGTCAAATGATGTTGTGTTCATGAACCCACCTTACGGTAGAGAAATAAAAAAATGGATCAAGAAAGCGTACGAAGAAAGTTTGAATGGTGCAACGGTTGTTTGTTTGATACCAGCGAGAACAGACACAACGTACTGGCATGATTATATTTTTGGTAAAGCACTTGATATTAGGTTTTTAAAAGGTCGTTTGAAGTTTGGAGATAGTAAAAATAGTGCGCCATTTCCAAGTGCAATAGTTGTTTATAAATATAAGGAGGACTAACTATGATCTATTTAGGTGGCGACATGCTAAGTATAGGGCAACAGATACGTCGTGAGTGGGAAAAGCAAGAGTTACAACGATTAGGCTTTAAAGTCTATGCACCACATGACGATAAGGGCATCAATGATAAAGCTAATGCTAAGCAAGATAAATTAGCAGAACGTATTGTAGCTAATGATACAGAGGGTATGGAACGCAGTAACATTATGATATTCGATTACTTACCTCATGCACAAGGGACAATTTGCGAAATGGGGTACGCACAGCGCCTTAAAAAAGAAAGTGAGAAGGATATTAAGATTTATGTTCAATGCACTGACATTAGACAAGGGACAGGACATATTTCGGAAGAACAAGATCGTGCAGAGTTCAGTATCAATCAATATGTGTATGGCGTAATCATGGATATTACAGACGGTAGAGGTATCCAAACATTTGATGAGATATGTGAGGAGTTAGTCTCATGATACTTAGCGATACAATCAACCAACGCTATCGCTACAACACACAAGGCAAGACACCTACACAGATACAACAGGAATTACGCAAGCTAGGTGTCAACGGCTTTGTGGTTAAGGTGGCAGGAAGTAGAGTGACGATGTTGGTAAGTGAGAACGATATTAAAAGGAACAGGGAGTGTGTAAGGAATGGGAAATAGCATAGATCATAAATCTAAAGAATATTACGAATTGCAATCAGATATTTGGTTTAACGAATGTTGCAAGCGTATGAAAGAACGTGACGCTTACAAGAAACAACGTGATGAACTCATCAATGATATGGAAGATATTAAACGTAAGGCAGAGGCGTTTGATGAGATAGATGATTTAATCGTTAACGGGACATTAAAAGATAGAGAGCCAAATGCAATATTTCAAAACATCTGTCATGTAATTATAAATTTAAAGGAGCGTGGTAGTGATGAGTGAACAAACTATACTCCTTGATGAAAATGACTTACTCAGTTTATTAAATGGTGGCAGTTTTCATACATTGGTCGGTAACCAAAAAGTAGTTATTAAGCAGTCGTTACTTAAACCAGCATTAGCACCTATGTTGAATTACCGATATCAAATAGTTGATACAAAAACAGAACGTGAACGTTTATCAAGAATGGTATCACATTCAATTAATTCAAATATTGGAGGAACAATAAATGAAAAACGTAATTAAATTTGTAGGTAAATCAATAATTAGAACAGTAGTCACTAGAATAGTTAAGGACTTAATTGCAGCATATAAATTTACAGAGTATGCAAAAAGAGAACAATCAAAAGAAGAACAAGCTTTTTTCAGAGCGTGTAACAGAATAGGAATGTCTGATATTCAAATATATCGTTTATCACAAATTATGGAAGAAGAAACGGAGAGAAAATAATGTCAATTTTACCAATTAAATTATTATCAGAAAATGCAATCTTGCCAACGAGAGCAAATCCAACAGATAGTGGATTAGATTTATATGTCGCAGAAGATACAAAGATACCAGCGCATAGTACAAAAGTAGTGCCAACACATATTGCGATTGATTTAGCGTATGGATATGAGGCGCAAGTGAGACCACGTTCAGGTAATTCACTTAAAACTAAGTTACGTGTAGCGTTAGGTACAATCGATCACACTTATAACAAAGAAATTGGAATTATCACAGACAATATCGGTGATGAGACAATCGTAGTTAAAGCTGGTACACGTTTAGCACAATTAGTCATTGCGCCAGTAATGTTACCAGAGCCAACGGAGGTGCAAGAGTTTGATGATGAATCAGAACGTGGAGCATACGGAAGCACAGGGGAGTAATGAAGATATTTATCAACGTGTAAAGGAAGTGCTTAATAAATAATGCAATACCTAATCAGAGAATTCACAGATAGCACAGGTCATATTCACACGGATATAGAGAAAGCACGCACAAACGAAACTCTCTCTATTGTAGAGGCAGAGAGTAAAGAGCAAGCGTTGAAAGTATATAAAGCGCAACGTCAGAAAGAGGCTTTGATGTCCGTCATTAAAGGTTACAAAAAACTTAAGGAGCGATTGTTTAATGATTAAACGACTACTAAAAATATGGTTCATCATCGGAATGTATGAACTAAGCAAATATCTAACTAACGAACTTATCGTTAAGTTACAGAGTGAAGATGATGTGGACGCGCCAAGTGATTACGCTAGAGAGAGTGATCAATACGATATTAACGGAATTAAAGGAGAAGGTGAGTGAATAGTGTGAGTTGGATAAGTTTAACGGCAACGTTAATTATGTTTATTATGTGGATGTTTACTATGCATAAGTGGATGGAAGCAAAAAGAGAATCAGATGCGAAAGATTTAACAATTGCTACTTTAAGAGATAATAATCGAAGCTTTTGGAAGGAAGAAGCTAGAAAATTTCAACGTGATTTAGAAAATCAAACAGACACAATCGGTAAATATATAGTAGAAGTTAATAAAGGAACTTATTTAGTGGAATGCGAGCATGACGCTTACGAATATTGGAAAAATCACGGAACTGTGCCTACTTCTTACTTTTTCAGTTTTACAGAAAATCCCTTTAAGGCAACGCATTATGGGAAATTAGAGACAGCTAAAAAACATGCAAAAAAATGTGGTGGCCGTGTAGTACAACATAAACCTAATTTGGAGGTAGTGGAATGACTTGGTGGATAGTATTAATACCTATTGTGTACCTATTATGGATATGTATAAAGAGTAAGGGGGAACGTAAGTGAACTGGTCTGTAATTTTCCCATCGCTTATCGCCACAACATTTGTATTTTATATTAGTGAAGTAAAGTTTAAGAATTATTTTTCAAGAAAAGGAATGAAACCAAGTATACTGTTATTTTTAATAGGCGTATTAATAAACATGGTAACGTTCGGTATATATATCTTAATTATGTCCAATATATTTTAGGAGGTAATCACTTGTACTCAAAAGAAGCAATATTAAACATGATAGACAACTATCAAATGACGTGTAAATATCTAGTTACTGTTATACCTGAATGTGATAGTAATTCGATTGCTCAATATGGCATACAAGCGACGTTACCTAAACCACAGGGGCAAAACGGTAGTAAGGTAGAGAACACTGTTATACGTCGCGAGAGAATGAGTAAGCGTCATGCTCAAATGTTAGCAGAGGTAGAGTTTATTAATCAATCGCAGCAAAAATTAGGTCATGTCGATTTCATATTCTTAAGCCACTTAAAAAAGGGTAGACGCAGAGATGAAATAATAAAAGATATGCCAAACTCACGATTAAATAGAACTAACTTTTTGGCACGTAAGGATGACTTAGCAGAAAAAATATACTTGTTACAGTGACGAAAATGACATAAATGACAAAAATGACGAAAATGACAGTATTTTATAAAGTCGATAATTATTTATATAATTAACGTGTGGCTACGGAAATAGTCATAACATACTCCTTTCTATATAGTTACGTGGAAAAGTCTTCCTAAACTTTTCAAATATGTAGCCTATCTGAGAGAACACTCAGGTAGGTTTTTTGTATGCTGATATGACATTAAAAAACATGTGATATGAGTGTATAAACGCTTTAATATTCTTTAATTTGGAGGTGATTTGAGAAGTGAACTCAAAACAATTGAAAGCAATCGCATTAATGGTGGAGGGCAACTTAAATCAAAAACAAATTGCCGAAAAGTTAAATGTGTCCGTTCAATCTATAATAGCGTGGAAAAAGAAACCGGAATTTCAAGAGGAATTACTTAATGCTGAGCGTAATCTACTAAAAGGACTGACTGGTAAGGCGATTAAGACGATGGAAGATTTATTAACTGCAAAAAGTGAGTTAGTTAGATACAACGCAGCAAGTGACATCTTAGACAGAACAGGACATAAGCCTACTGACAAAGTTGAGGCAGAAGTTGTAACGCCTACCTTCGTAAGTGATGTGCCAGCCGATGACTGATAACAAAGTAAGTATCGCTAAAATTATCGGTGGTGGCTACAACAAATTCTGGCATAACAAAAACTTTTACAGAGTTGTGAAAGGTTCCAGGGGTAGCAAAAAGAGTAAAACAACTGCACTAAACTTTATATACAGATTAATGGAATATGAGTGGGCTAACTTGCTTGTAGTCAGACGTTTTAGTAATACAAATAAACAATCAACATATACAGATTTGAAGTGGGCTACAAACCAATTAGGAGTGGCTCACTTATTTAAGTTTAATGACAGTTTACCAGAGATTACCTATAAACCGACTGGCCAAAAAATATTATTCAGAGGAATTGATGATCCGTTAAAGATTACATCAATTACTGTTGACAAAGGAATATTGAGTTGGTGTTGGATAGAAGAAGCATATCAAGTTGAAACCTACGATAAATTCGCAACACTTGTTGAATCTATTCGTGGTAGTGTCGATAGTCCAGACTTCTTCAAACAAATTACAGTTACATTCAACCCTTGGAGTGAACGTCATTGGCTCAAACCTACATTCTTTGATGAAGATACTAAGCTAAACAATACATTTTCATACACAACAACATATCGAGTGAATGAATGGCTTGATGAAGTCGATATTGCACGTTACGAGGACTTGTACAGAACAAATCCTAGACGTGCAAGAATTGTATGTGATGGTGAATGGGGAGTTGCTGAAGGGCTTGTATTTGATAATTTTGAAGTAAAAGAGTTTGACTGGTTAAAAGTATTCAAGCGGACTCAAGAAAAAGCACATGGTAGTGACTTCGGATTTACTCACGACCCAACAACATTAATCAGTACCGTTGTAGATATAAAAAACAAAGAATTATGGATATATGACGAACACTATGAAAAAGGAATGCTCACTGATGAGATATATCAAATGTATGTAGATAAAGGATATAAAGATGCACTTATTGTTGCAGATAGTGCTGAGAAACGTTTGATTGCAGAGATTAAGCGTAAAGGCATTCCTAACATTAAACCGTCAATCAAAGGGCAAGGCTCAATTATGCAGGGTGTTCAGTTTATACAAGGCTTTAAGATATATGTTCATCCCACTTGTGTAAATACGATTGAAGAATTGAACACTTACACATTCGAACAAGATAAAGAAGGGAATTGGTTAAACCAACCTATCGACAGAAACAACCATTTGCTCGATGGATTACGCTATTCCCTAGAACGTTTCCATTTGCCTCATAAACAGACAAAAACAAATGTTAGGAAGAATATTAGCACCATTAAATCAATGGGCTTATAAGGAGGGATAACGCTTGTTAAAAGTAAATGAATTCGAAAGAGATGCGGAATACCGACAACATCGAGATAAGATATATAGACGTGACGCAGTTGAAACATACAGATACGACGGTACATTAAGCGAGATACTAGAAGATTATGATTTTATTAGTGAATGTATTAGTCATCATCTAGATGCACAAGTACCTAGATTACAAATGCTTGACGATTACTATCAAGGGCTTAACTACAATATCATGCGTAATCGTAGACGTAGAGAAAGACACTTAGCAGATAATCGTGCAGCACATGACTTTGCGTCATATATTTCAGACTTTATTAATGGTTATTGCTTCGGTCATGCGATACAAGTACAATCAGAAGACGAAAGTACACAAGAGAAGATTAACGGCCTACATAACTTAAACGACATCGACACACACAACCGTTCAATTGGATTAGACTTATCTATCTTTGGTCGCGCTTATGAGTATGTTATTCGTAACCAAGATGATGAGGTTAGATTATACAAATCTGATCCACGTAATACATTTGTGATTTACGATAATACGATTGAACAGAATAGTTTGATTGCGGTGAGATACTGGCAAACGTCAACAAGAGAATATGACGACACAGATATTTATAACGTGGACATCATTACACCTAATGCAACTAATTTCTTTTATGCTAATAAATCTACTAATTTATCATTGCAAGAACGCAGACCGTCAGAGCCACATTCGTTTGGAAAGGTAACAATCACAGAGTTTAGCAATAATGAAAAGCGTCGTGGGGACTTTGAGAAAGTCATTCCGTTAATTGATTTATACGACAATGCACAATCAGATACAGCTAACTACATGAGTGATTTAAACGATGCAATGTTACTTGTGATTGGCAACATGGAACTTGATAGCAATACTGCGCAATTGCAAAAAGATGCTAATGTATTCCACTTAACTCCTCCAGAATATACAACAATGGACGAGAAAACGACAGAAGGAAATGTAGACGCTAGATACATCTATAAAGAGTATGATGTAAGTGGTGTCGAAGCCTATAAAGACAGAATCAGTCGTAACATTCATATGTTTACTAACACACCAGATATGACTGATGAAAACTTCGGTGGCAATCAGTCAGGTGAGGCAATGAAATATAAGTTGTTCGGACTAGAGCAACGTACTGCAATCAAAGAAGGTTTATTCCGAAAAGGCTTGCGTAGACGTTATAAGTTAGTTGGTCAAATTATGAGTATCAATCGTGAGTTAAATATCGATGCTATTCAAGATTTAACATTTACATTCACTCGTAACATTCCTAAATCGATTAAAGATGAAATGGATATGTACTTACAAGCAGGTGGACAAATCAGTCAACAATCATTGATGTCGCTCGTGTCGTTCATTGACAACCCACAACAAGAAATGGAACGCATCGAAAACGAAGAAGATATCCAACTTCAAAAATCAGATGAACGAATGTACAACATAGAGGGTATGGATAATCAAACCAATATTAAGGAGTGATAGTCCATGACCTACTGGGAAGATAGAGCAAAGGAAATCATTGACGAAGAAAGTAAATCAGATTATGAGATTGCTCAAGAGATACAACGTATTGTCGATGAGATGAATGGAGATATTGAAGATGAGATCAATCGTTTCTATGCAAGATATGCGATTAATGAAGGTATTTCATTTATTGAGGCTAAGAAGAAAATTGATGCAGTAGATGTTCAAATGTTCCAACAGAAAGCGAAACAGTATGTTGAGAATAAAGATTTTAGTGATAAAGCTAATGCTGAATTAAGAGCCTACAACACTAAGATGTATGTAAGTAGAGAAAAGTTACTACAAGCACAGTTAGGACTTATTGTCACATATGCTTATGCACAGATAGAACAATCTATGTATGACTACATGGAAAGTGCTTATTATCGTGCATTAGAGCAACAAGCAGGTATCTTAGGACAAACGCTTCAAGTATCTATTAATGATGTTAAAACAATCATATTTACACCATTTAAAGGGCATAAATGGAGTACAAGACTTTGGTCAGATATGGACGTGGTAAGACGACACGTACAAAAGACCACACGTCATGTATTATTACGTGGCAGACATCCTTATGAGTTTGTGAAAGACTTACGCAAAGATACAGGGGCGACAAGTTACAATGCTAGAATGTTATTATTAACTGAAACTGCAAGAGTTCAAACATTAGCATCTAAACGACATATGCTAGACCAACATGGAGAAGATGCAGAGTATGAGTTTGTAGCAAAAATGGACGAAAGAACATCTAAAACATGCAGAAGTATGAACGGGAAAGTTTTCAAAGTCAAAGATATGATACCGGGAGTAAACGCTCCACCTATGCATGTATGGTGTCGTAGTATTGTTGTTCCAAAAGTTAGAAATTGGCGTGATAAATTCTTTGAAGAACGTAAAGGTAAATATAACCTAAGTAAATATACGGAGTGATGATATGACTAAACAAGAGAAATATTTGAAAGAAATCGCTACTGAATTAAAGTTGATTCGTGAATTGTTAGAGGAATCAGATGAAATGAGAACTTTAGAAATCAAAACTGAGATAGGCTCTAAGGCTTTAAAAGAAATTGTCAATGGTGAAAATGTTAAAGCGAACCATGTATTTAAACTCTAGGAGTGATGAGATGGACTATTCAAAAAGACTAGATGATGTTATGGATGAATACTTACAAGTGTTTGCAAAAGATCCAAATGATATTTTAACTGATGATATGACAGATTACGACAAGATTAAAAAGTTAGAACAAGCCATACAATCAGGTGCTTCTGATGAATGAATTTCAAAAAGCACTTATTGATGTGTTAAAAGGTATTCATTATGAATTAAAGCGTCTGAACGATACAAACCCTAGTAACCAAGCACAAGCGAAACCTAAGCAAGATAAGAAAAAATCATTTGAACCAAAAAACTTTATTTGAGGTGGTACTCATGAGAAGTCGTAACGTGAAAATGGTGGTCTATCTATCTCGTTGGTAACATACGTTAGTTACTTGACCTAAGTAAGTCATTAAACTGCTCATAAACTATAACTAATTATAAGGGTTAAGAAACTTGTTTCCCTATCAAAATAAATCTAGCGCACTAATCGGGCTTAATTGACTGATTGGGGCGCTTTTTTATGCGATAAATTCGAGAACTTAGCGTTTATGAGGAGGATAAAAAATGAAAAAAGATGACTTATTAAATTTGAACTTACAGTTTTTTGCTGAAAATAACGAAGGCGATTCTGAAAACACTAACGAAAACGATGATAACGAGTCAGTAAACGATGACGATAAGAAGCAAGAAACTTATACGAAAAACGAAGTAGACTCAGCTATCAGTAAGGCAGTAGATAGTGCGTTGAAAAAACGTGAGCGTAAGCACCAGCAAGACCTAGAACAAGCTCGTGAAGAAGCTAAAAAAGAGGCTGAAAGCTACGCAAAGCTAACCGAAAAAGAGAAACGTGATAAAGAAATTGAAAAACGTGAGCAAGCACTCGCGGAAAAAGAAAAACAATTCAAGTTACGTGAATTAAAAGCTGATGTTGAAAGTGACCTAAAAGAAAAAGGCTTACCTACTTCGTTTGCTGAGTCACTTATTCATTTAGAAGATAACGAAAAGATTAGCGAAGTTGTCCAAACTATCAAATCAGACTTTGACGCAGCTGTAAAAGAACAAGTCAAAGAAGCTACTCGTCAATCTACTCCAAGCAATCAAAGTAGTAGTTTTGGCAATCGTCAGGCAAGTGGAAAGTCATTCGAACAACTTGCTAATGAAAATAGAATTATAAAATAACGGAGGTATTAACTTATGGCAGATGTAAAACGACAAGATTTTAATCCAGATAATGTAATGATGCACGAAATGAAAGATGGTACATTATTAAACGATTTTAACGAGCCTATTATGTTAGAGGTATTACAAAATTCAAAAGTAATGCAATTAGGTAGAGTACAAGATATGGGTGGAAAGTCAGAAAAAACTTTCACTTATTGGGCAGATAAACCGGGCGCTTATTGGGTTGGTGAAGGTCGTAAGATTCAAACTTCTAAACCAACAGTAGTACAAGCAACAATGCGTTCACACAAACTAGGTGTAATCGTATTAGCGACTCGTGAATATTTAAATTACACTTATTCTCAATTCTTCGAAAAGATGAAACCACAAATTGCAGAAGCATTTTACAACAAAATTGATGAAGCATGCGTATTAAACGTAGATAATCCGTTCACACAATCTATTGAACAATCTGTTGCAACTGCTGATAATGTTGTAAATGGTCCTATTACTTTAGAAAACGTATTAGCGTTAGAAGATGAATTATTAGAACATGATGTAGAAGCTAATGCGTTCATTTCTAAAAATCAAAATAAAACAGCTTTAAGAAATGTTATTGATGAAAAAACTCAAGAAAGATACTACGATAAATCAAATAGTACTTTAGATGGTATTCCAGTTGTTGATTTAAAATCTAACGAAATTAAAAAAGGTGATTTATACGCTGGTGACTTTAATAAAATGTTCTATGGCGTACCTTATAATATGAGTTACAAAATTTCAGAAGAAGGTCAAATTTCTACACTAACAAATGCTGATGGCACACCAGTTAACTTATTCGAACAAGAAATGATTGCACTACGTGTAACTATGGACTTCTCATTCCACGTAGCAGACGATAATGCATTTGCTAAATTAACAGCTGGTTCTGGTTCAACTGGTGGAGACGCTGAAACTGTTTAATTAATCTAAGGAGGGTCTAGCTCATGGCTTATTCATACGAAGTTGTACGACCATTTGTAGATGCAGAGGATAACAAGCCTTATGAAGTTGGCGATATCTACCCTACTGACATTACAGATGAACGTATTACTCAATTACTACATGCTGATAACAAATATAATAAACAATATATTAAGTTAGTTGTAGATGGTAAGAATACAAAAGCAGAATTAATTGAAATTGCAGATAAACATGGTATCGAAGTATCTGAAAATGATACTAAAGCGGAAATCTTGAACACGTTGGAGGGATAACATGGCAACATTAGAGAATGTTAAATTGTTACTCTCGATAAATGACAATGTTCAAGATGAATTACTAAAAAGAATAATAGATAACACTGAAAAGCGTTTGATTAGCTTACTTCCTGTTGACATTGAAGAAGTTCCAGATAGATTGGGATACATCGTCGAAGAAGTAGCAGTCAAGCGCTTTAATCGTGTTGGCGCAGAAGGTATGACGCAGGAAAGCGTAGATGGGCGTTCTAATACATTTCAAGCAAACGACTTTGACGAATATATGGACGTAATAGATCAATATACGCCACGAACAACAGGTAAACGTGGGACAGGTGTTTTCTATTGAGATATAACAAGAGAGTCGTGTTTGCTAAGGAAATGAAAGGACAGTACAACCCTAAAACAAGCAGAACTGAAACATACGAAAAGCGCTACGATGCAATACCATGTAACATCAGTCCATTAAGTCCACAAAAAACAGTGGTGCAATACGGAGACATCAACAAAGACATCAATGTCATACGTTTAAACGGTCGTTTTGAGCCTACTGTGACACATGCTTATATTAACGATACTAAGTATCAGATTACAAAACGAATTGACTATGAACACGATACAGTGTTCTACGTTGAGGAGGTTAAATAATGCGTGTAGGCGGTGGAGATTTAGACGACTTAATCAGAGATTTTGACCGAATGAACAATGATATTGATGATGACGTTGACGAAGTGTTGCATAACAATGCGATTGAATTTAGTGCAGATACAGTTAAAACTGCTAAAGAAGTAATGAACAAAGGTTATTGGACTGGTAACTTAGCAAGAATGGTTGAAGATGCTAAAGAAGGACATCTTAAGTATGGTATCACTTCAAAAGCAGGTTATTCGGGAAAAGGAATCCCGCCTATGTTGGTAACAGCATAGTGAATAACCGGGCAATATCGGGGAAACTCTTTTAAATGTTAGTGTTTTTTGAGATTGGAACATGGTATAATATATTTAAGAGGTGATACCATGATTAAAAGAGATGAAAAAGGAAATATTGTTGATAATCCTAGAATTAAAGATAAGACAGGTCAGAGATTCGGAAGGTTGGTAGTTAAGGAAATAGATTTGAATAAAGCATCGCGAAAAACATTTTGGATATGTGAATGTGACTGTGGAAATGTTGTTTCGATTAGAAGTGATACTTTAGGTTCAACAAAATCATGTGGATGTTTAAAGAAAGAACAAGATTTTAAGAACTTACAATTAAAAGACAAACATCTACACGGATTGACAAATCACCCAGCATATACAAGATGGAATGCTATGATGCAACGCTGTTATAGACCTAATTCTGAAAGATATCCAAGATATGGTGGTCGTGGTATTAAAGTTTGCGATGAATGGCATGATGTTAAAACTTTTATAAAATGGGCTGAAGAAAACGGTTTTTCAGAAGAATTAAGTATTGAACGAATTGATTTAAATGGTAATTATGAGCCCGGCAATTGCAAATGGATACCTTTAGAAGAACAACGGTGGAATACTTCTTTTAATGTTTGGCACGAGTATAAAGGTTTAAGGTTAACTACTATGCAATGGACTCGGAAATTAAACATACCTATTAAAGAAGCATCTAGCTACCGAAAGAAAAATATTCCTTTTACTGACATAATCAAAAAATACTGGAAAGACAATCCCGAGATAACTGACTAGATTGCGAAAGGCTAGTCAGCATCGTAGAGCATACCAGATGAATAAATATAATTCTGGCAAGAGTGTCCGGCAACCAATAATGGTTGTCTTTTTTATTGGTTGAAAAGATATGCCGACCTTACTGGTGACAGTAAGAAGTAGAGGATAAAAAGCCTTTACGATAACAAAAACGATTCCTTGAATACGGAACCAGATACATGGAACCAGAAACGTTTATGTTCCCAGTCTACCAAGAGTTCACTAAAAAAGTCAGAGCAGACCTCGAAAGATTAATTAACGGTTAGGAGGTATGCGATGCGTCAATCAGTGAATTTACAATTGTTCAATTATCTTTATACAAAGTTTGAAGAACTTGGCGTGCCTATCATTCGCACAAGCGAACTCAATCAAGCATTACCTTATCCTTTTATCGCCATTCAATCTATTAGAGATGATATTAGTCGTTTAACTTTTGACAGCTATGGTGGTAGTCCCACTGCAATTATCCATATTTGGTGTACAGAAGATGATAAAGGTAAGAATGATGAGTTATACATTCGAGTTCAATCTATCCTACTAGATGAGATAGAACTTGACGGATATACATTGACACTCCCTCAAATCAGTGTGAATGAAAGTACAGAACAAGAAACTAATCAAACGTTGTCACATACAACCATAAGTGTAGAGTACGCAAGCCACTAAACAGGCTTGCTTTTTTAATACAAAAATTTAGGAGGTATTTAACCTATGCCAACAAAACAAGGTACTGATGAATTAGTTTTAATTCGTAAAGTCGGCGACAAAAAAGACGCTAACAAAGTAATGTTAGTTACTGAATTAGAACGTGAAACTGAAAAAGACAGAGATACAGAAGCTACATTTGATGGCTCAGTTAACTCTGGTGGTACATTAGAATCTACTGTAACGATTAATTGCTACATGGACCAAAAAGATACATTATGTGATGAAATCGAAGACGCAACAGAAGATGATACACCATATGAATTATGGGTAATCAATAAACGTGTAAAAAATGAAGATGGTAAATATAAAGCTGAATATAGACAAGGTTATTGGAACAGTATCACTCGTACTAATGAAGCAGACGGTATCGCTGAATTTGAAACAGAATTTGGCGTTTATCTTAAAAAACAACGTGGATTTGCTACATTACCGCAAGCAATCGAAGCAAACAAAGCTGCATATGGCTTCCACGATACTATTGCAGCTGATCCAGCAGATGATGGTTTGGCTGAAAGCATTCCACAACCAACAGAAGTTGAAACTGTATAAACATGAGGGGAATATCCCCTCTTTTTTATTTGCGCAAATAAAAAATAAGTGAGGTATTTAAATTATGCACATTAAATTTAAAGATAAAGAATTAGAATTATCATTCGGATTAGGTTTCTTAAACAAAATTGATAAAGAGTTAGGTTTAGAAGTTGAGCAAATGACAATCGGACAAGGTTTGAATATGTTGGTACCTAACCTACAAAACGGAAATGTTGTTGCATTAGCTAAAGTAATCAAATCAGCAACTGCTCATCATAAAAAGAAACCACAAACTGATGAAGAAATTGAAACAGTTTTAGAAGATATCGCAGAAAACGAAGGTATTGATAGTTTTAGTGAGCAAATCATTGAGGAATTGGGAAAGAGACCTTTAACCCAAAACCTAGTGCCAGACGAATACAAACAAGAGAAGAAGAAAAGCAAGTAGATGACGATATATTAACGTTTGATAGAGTAGTTGTCGTTTGCATGAGTAAGTTGAAGATATACGACTTACACAAAATAGAAATGATGACGCTCAGAGAGTTTAACTATCGTATGTATGCACTTGAATATGAGCAACTTGATAAAGACATGGATATGTATAAACTCGCCTTTGCTATACGTGATGCACAAGCGGAGCAGAAAAAACGTGGTGGCAAAAAAGGAGAAACTGAGTATCGTTTTAAAAGTGCTAACGACATTATGGACTACGAAGAAAACGTCAAACGTCTTAATAGAGGAGAACCTCTCAAATTTGGTTCAGACTCCAAACAAGAAGTTAATGCACCATCTGATTTGCTCAAAATGATTGCAAATCACAACAATTCTTTAAGAAAGGAGTGACAACGTGGCAGAAGCAAATTATAGTATTAAAGCGCAGATTGAGGCGAATACACGTAAGTTTAAAAGTGCTATCCAATCAGCTAAGAAAGTGGCTCAAAACTTTAAGAAAACACAAGAATCAATCAAAGATACTAAATTAGATGGCGATTCTTCTGGCGTAATGAAAGCAGTTAAAGCAGCAAGAGATGCAGTAAAAGGCTTTGATAATACACATGCAGACGCAGAACTTGACGCAGATATTTCTGATGTTAGAGAAAAAGTCGCACAAGCTAAGTCGTTAGTTGAGAAGTTCGATGCTTATCGCGGTGATGCAGAGTTAGACGCTGATGTATCTAAAGCTATTGCAAACATCAAGAAAACGCAGAGATATTTAGATATGTACGATAACTCTAATGCAGAAGCAGATGCAGACGTAAATATCAGAAAAGCTATTACACATATTTCTGAGTTGCAACATAACCTAGATAGTATCGACGGTAGCAAATATTCAGCTGATTTAGATGCAGATGCAACTAGAGCAAGAGAACACATAGCAATGGCTAAGAAACAACTTAACGACTTCGCTCATCAAAAAGCTAAAGCTAATCTTGAAGTTGATAGCGCAGGGGCTATTGCTCACATAAAAGCGTTCAAAGCTATGCTACGTTCTATTCCTAACCGACATCGTACTCGGCTTGATGTAGACGGAAATCCGGCAATGGCTTTCTTTAAACAATTACACAAAGGTTTAGAAGATTATAGTAATTCATTAGATAGCTTAGCGAATGACATAAGATCATTCGGAACTGTCTTCGGTAATATGATTAAAGGCTCGTTACTCGCTAATATTTCGTTACTTGTTCCAGCAATAGCAAGTGTAGTACCAGCATTAATGGCAGTATTGAATGCATTAGGCGTAGTTGCTGGTGGCGCATTAGGTGTAGCTGGTGCATTTGGTGTAGCTGGCGCAGGTGCAGTAGCATTTGGTGCTATGGGCATCAGTGCTTTAAAAATGTTATCTGATGGTACATTAGAAGCAACTAGAGAAACAGAACGTTATCAAGCATCATTAGAAAGTTTAAAAGGTGCATGGGCAGACCTTATTAAACAAAATCAAGCGCAGATATTTAATACATTAGCAAATAGTATTGATACTGCTAAAGTTGCGTTAGCTGGACTTACACCATTTATCAATGGCGTATCTAAAGGAATGGAACAAGCTAGTGCTAAGATGCTTGATTGGGCTAAAAATTCACAAGTAGCACAGAAGTTCTTCGAGATGATGGGTACAACTGGCGTAAGAATATTTAATAATATGTTAGATGCTGCCGGCTCATTTGGTAGTGGTTTAGTTAGTGTACTTACGCAAATAGCACCATTAGCTGAGTGGGTATCACAAGGCTTCAAGAAAATGGGACAAGCATTTAATGAGTGGGCGCAATCTGTTGAAGGTCAAAATGCGATTAAGTCATTCATTGAATATACTAAACAGAATTTGCCATTAATTGGTCAGATATTCGGCTCAACGTTTAAAGGTATCTTTAACTTAATGAAAGCATTTGCTCCTAACACTCATTTAGTATTACAAGGTTTAGCAGATATGGCTAAGCAATTCGAACAATGGAGTTCGACAATTGCCGAAAGTGATGGATTTAAGAAATTTATAGAATACGTTCAAGAGAACGGACCTAAACTTATCCAATTAATAGGTAATATCATTCGTGTTCTTGTAAATGTTGGTACTGCTATGGCACCTTTAGCATCATTTGTATTAGATGTGGCGTTAGCTATTACTGATTTTATAGGTAAACTAACAGAAGCAAGTCCTATAATTGGTATGATTATCGGTATAATTGCAACGTTAGCTGGAATATTAATGGCATTAGCACCAGCGTTCATATTTGTAAATCAAGTGATAATTCCTCTTATTTCAACATTTGGTGGTTTAAGTGGAATAGTTAGTATAGTTATGGGCGTTATAGAAGGTTTAGGCGGTGTACTTGCAGCATTATCTGGTCCAGTAGGAATAGTAATAGCAGCAGTTGTAGCAGTGATTGCTGTATTCGTAGCTTTGTGGAAATCATCTGAAGTAGTTAGAGATGCGGTTACAGGTGCATGGAAAGCTATATCCGGAGCAGTTGGAAATGCAGTGAAAGCAGTTATTAACTTCTTTAAAGATTTACTAGGGCAAATGGATTACGTTAAAGGTGCTGTTGACTCGTTAGGTTCAATGTGGGACGGCTTCGTTACTATTGTTGAAGGTGCTATTAAGTTGCTATCACCTTTATTTGAGTCAACGTTTAATGCGATAGTAAACACTGTAAAAATAGCTTGGGAAATTATTAAAGCGGTTATTACAGTAGCGATGCATGTGATAGTAGGTACAATCACTGTTTTACTTCAAATTTTGACTGGCGATTGGCAAGGTGCATGGCAAACACTCCAACAAGTGGGACAAGCGATTTGGGACGCTATTGTTCAAGCTGCAATTAATATTTTTAATATTTTAAAAGATGTATTAACTCAATCGTGGCAAGCAACAGTTGATATGTTCTCAGCTATATTCGGACCACTAGCAGAAATAGCATCAAACATATGGAATACGATTGTACAAACTGTTTTAACAGTAGTTGTTCAATTAGGTGTATTCCTAATGAATTTATGGACTTCTATTGTCACTACCGCTCAAACGATTTGGACGACTTTAGTCACAGTGGCTTCCACAATTTGGCAAATGATTGTTACTACAATCGTTACGGTAGTCCAAACATTAGGTGTGTTCTTATCAACTATATGGCAAACCATTATTACAGTAGCTCAAACTTTCTGGACGTTGCTTGTTACAGTTGCTCAAACAATTTGGACTACGTTAGTTACTGTGATTACAACAGTGGTTCAAAGTATAGTAAGTTTCGTTCAAGCTGGTTGGAGTTTACTTTTATCAGTAACAAGCGCAATCATGTCTGCAATTTCTGCATTCATAAGCGCTATTTGGTCAGCTATTGTTAGTATTATCACTTCGATTGTATCAAGCATCATTTCGTTCGTATCAAGTGGTTGGTCGTCGCTAATGAGTGTCACTTCATCAATCATGAGTGCCATTTCTAGCTTGATTTCAAGCATTTGGTCATCAATCGTTAGTTTTATTACTAACGCAGTATCAAGAGCAGTTAGCTTTGTATCAAGTGGTTTTTCTAACATGCTTAGCGCAGTTGGTTCTGCAATGTCCGGAATTGTAAATTCTGTCATTTCAGGAATGTCTAATGTGGTTAGTTCAGTAACGTCAGGTGTATCAAATGCAGTAAGTGCTGCGCGTAGTTTTATCGGTCATATGGTTTCTGTTGGTCGTGATTTAATCATGGGACTTATTAATGGTATTAAAGCAATGGCAGGACAAGTTGCATCTGCTGCAAAAAATGTAGTAATGGGTGCGGTTAATGCTGCTAAAAGCGCTTTACACATCGGTTCACCTTCTAAGTTATTCAAACAATACGGTGTATGGACTATGGAAGGTTTAGGTATTGGAATTAACAAAGAAGGTAAAAATGTAATCAGTGGCATGGGTAGCATGGCTAATAGTATTACAGATGCATTTAACAGCAACTTAGCAATTCCAGATATAACTGCCAATATGAAGAAAGTTAACGCTAATATGAACGCTCAAGTGCAACATACACACAATATCAAAACAAATCCATCACAACGTGTTGTACGCATTGAAATGGGTGTTGATAACGATGCACTAACTACAATCGTCAACGAACAAAACGCTAATCGTGACGCTACATTTACATTTTAGGAGGTCGTTCAATGGATTTAGAAATTAAAAAACAAAACGGACAACGATATACATTGGGCGACTTTGGTTTTGTCGTCGATGATGTAATTATCGAAAGTATGGAAATTGAAGATAACTACGAAACAAAAGAGAATACGAGTGGTCGTATTCTTTTAAGTAGTCAGTATCGTAAACGTAAGATAAACGTTAAGTGTCATGTAAATTCTACAAAATTAAATGATAATGCAAGATTAAGGGACGAGTTCTACAACTTAACCAACTCCACTGAAGAAGTGTGGATAAGAGAGTTAAGACGAAGCGTCCCTTTAAATTATCGCTTTATTGAGCCATTAGAAGATGATTATCAAGAGATAAGCGAATACAACAATCTTGTGCTAGATCATGAAGAATTTAATGATAATTATTATGTAAATGGTAAACGTTATAAAGTTAAAAACGCTGACGTTATCGTACCAGAAGAAAATGGCAAGAAAATTAGTTTTGAATTAGTGTTTGAAACAACTGAATTGCCATTTGCTGAAAGTATCGGCACTTCAATTGACCTAGAGAAACGACCAGATAAAGAATTATGGTCGAATGATATGCTTATTCCGTTCGATGAACAAGATGGTTCACGTATCTACTCATTTACTAATATTTGGAATAACGCCATTTATTATCATGGCACAGCAGATAACGACCAATTCAATATGTATAAAAAGGTAACGATTATTCTTGGTGAAGATACAGAAAACTTTGTGTTCACTATGACTCATTCAGATGTTATGACTATTCGTAACGTTAAGATGAAAAAAGGTGACAAGATTGAATACGACGGTGTACAAACTTTCAAAAATGGTACGCCGTTAAGTTACGAAGTATCTGGATCACAACCGAAGTTCCGTCATGGGTGGAATGAGTTTGAATTTAATCAACAAGTTAAATCAGTTAAATTCGATATGAAATTTTATTACAAGTAGGTGTTGCAAATTGCCAATATTAATAAGTCCAAAGCGTGGTCGTGGCAAGTTTGTCAATACCGCTACCAATTGGACTGATAAAAATAGTTCAGAAGCAATATTACAGTTTGAATTATTAGAAGATGCTTACAATTATGAAGTAGTAAGAGCAATAGATAAGCGTTGGAGTGTGTCTAGAGTTGAAGGACCGGACGACGAAAAAGAATACTTAGCATTTTTGATTGACCGTCAAGCGCATGGTACTAAACAACGTGTGACGGTCTCTTGTCGTTATAAACCAATAGATACTATTAAACGACGTAGAATCTATGCGCCTATTAATGGTAGTTTTACCGCTAAGAAATTCTTAGATATAGCTTTTGGTCCTACTGATTTAGAGTATAAACTGACTGAAAGTAAGTTACCTTCATCAGATTTTGAAAATGCTGGAGAAGGTGAAACTGTTGAAGAATTAATTAAAAAAGCGATGTCACATTGGAGTCTAGAGTTCTACATTGATTTTAATAAGAAAACTAAAAAATACACATTTGTATTTACTCCTTATAATCAAAAAGAAGTTGATTACATCATAGATGATGAAATTAATGCAAATAACATCAAAGTTGAAGAAGATACAGGAGATATGGCAACATACTGTGTCGGTTATGGTGATTATACAGATGAACAGGGTATTACTGGCGCTGGATTGATTATGAAGTTTGAACATCCGGATATGAAAGATATAGGCAAGTATGAAGCAGAGCCTATTAAAAACGGACGTATCAAAGATGAGGAGTTAATGAAAGCTAAGTTACAAAAACGCATAGATGACTCAATAAAACGTTCGATCAGCTTAGACTTTATCGTCTTAAAAAAATACTATCCAAATGCTAATCCTAGAGTTGGCGACTTGGTAAAGATACGCCATTCTGTATTAGGACTAAATGAAATAGTACGCATTGTTGAAGTTAAGACAAAACGAGATATAAACAACGAAATTGTTAAGCAAGAAGTAGTATTAGGTGAATACAGACGTTATGACAGATACATGAATCGTATCAATGTTGCAGCTAATACTATTGGTGGATTAGGTGGTGGCGCATTTGTTAGAGATTACCGCTCAACAAGTGCAAAAACATCAAGCGTCTTAGCTACAACAATAGAGATGAGAAACGAAGGTAATGCTTCTACTGATAAAGCTGGTTTGATGTCACCAGAAGATAAGAAAAAATTAGATTCTATCGACGCATCATCAAAATTAACTGCTAAAAAAGTAGATGGTACTGTCATAGATTTAAGCGACAAAGAATTATACATTGATGAAAACGGAAATCTAAAAATTAAGGAGGTCAGCGATAATGCGTAAGACGATATACACAAGTCTTGAAACAATATTTGGTGCTAGACACGTAAGAGAGTTAGAACTTAACTTCATCGCTTTCCGTGACATGGTAACTTACGTAGAAGATCAATTACATCGACATAATTTTGTTGATAACGAAGCGCACCAGTCACATCAAATCAAACATACATTTTCTGACGGTTCAACAAGAAGTGTAAAAGACTCTATTAACTGGCTAGATGCTAGATTAAGAGCATTTTTAGTACCTACGCTAGCTAACGACCAACAAGAAATTATTGATGCAAGAGCAAGTATAGACGGTAAAGTGTCAAAAACGTTAGGCGATAGATTAGGGCGTGACTTTAACTTAATCAGAAATGATTTAGATAAAGAGTTAAACGTTGCAGCTGATAGTTCATACTTATGGACTCCACCTTATATTAAAGGTGCAATGAGTGGTGAAAATGAGACGCCATTACACAGTGAGCCTACTGAAAATTTAAAAGTCTTTTATGATAAGTTTGTTGATAATGAATATTGTCGCAAAACTTATATTGGTAAAGATCAATCAGGTGAATATAGTGTTTACTCATATACATTTGAACCACAACATTATTCAAAAACATTGCTTTTAACAAGTTGTATTCATGGTAACGAATATAGCGCATTTTACGCTAACAGTCGCTTTTTAGACTTAGTTGTAAACAAATGGCATACTGATCCACATTTAGCTTACATTCGTAAAAATGTGAGAATTGTATGTGTTCCTATTGTTAATCCACATGGATTTGCTAATGATAATCGAGAAAACTCTAATAACGTAGACCTTAATCGTAACTTTGATTACAACTGGAAAGCTGGTAAAGGTACAAGTTCAACTGGTAAAAACTTCAAAGGAAAAGCACCGTTTAGTGAACAAGAATCAAAAAATATGAAAAAGTTAGTTGAAGGACTTAATCATATTACTGCGCATGTTGATTGTCATAACATTGTTTCCCAAGTATCAGATTATTGTTTATTCTATCCAAGATTTTCTAATCAAGACCACAATATTATGACTCAATTCATGCAAGATGTGAGTAATCATGGAGATTTAGTTACTTGGGGATCTAGTACATTGTCATCATTCTCTAACTGGGTAGGTATTAAGAAAAACATCACTTCTTATCTGCCAGAAATTTACGAAGGTCGTGCCGGTAAACCACGTGGTGCTGAAGAAATGTGGCGTAGTGTTAATTTCTTAGGTAATATTATTATCCGATTAATGCAAACAAATAATAGTGGACAAGGTAGAACGTCGAATGAAGCATTCGCTAAATCGTTTGTATATAGTGATAGATACAATAATAAAGGTGTACCTACATTCAGTCTTATTGCTACAAACAAGTGGCAACGAATGTTAATGACGCAACAACGTTTTAACATTACAGCTAACGGTATTGTAGAAATGAATGGCTCTATTACAGTAGAAGTTGATAGAGATACAACGTTTGGTGTAAGTCCAATGGTAGTACAAAACTACAATCCATGGAGTAGTAATGGTAAATCTGACGAACGTCAATTATTTAAAACAGAGCATAAACTTCCGAAAGGTATTCATACAATACCTATCAATGCGATTGCTCCTGTTCAAATGTCTAGCGTCACACCAAGTGATGTTAAGCGGACAGCAGAAGTTATGTGTCCTGTTGAAGTTAGACGTTCGGAAGGTGTCTGTCATATTAAACAACTTGTTCAAAATATTAAATTTATTCCAACAGGCTCGCATAACGCATTTCAAGCATTCACTTCAACTGGTTACGGTAACCAAAAAGAAAAAACGTTTACTCAAATTTATCCAAATTACGAAAGCGCGTATGATATTAGAAATGAAATTATTACTAAAAAATAAGGAGGTTAAATTATGAGTTCAATGGATATTGACGGTATTTATAAAAACGCTAAATTGGTCGCTAGTGACACACCTTATTTAAAACCATTAAGTGATGAACAAATTGTTTTTTACAACTTAGATGTCAATACTGCTATCCTCACTTTTCAAGTAAAAAAAGATAAGTACCCTTTGCAAATTAGCAGTTTAAATAGTGATATTGATTTATATGTGGAATCTGAAAATGGCTCGCACACTTCTTTAACCAAAGTCGAATACATTGATCCAATAAATGGTATCATTCGATTTGTTATTGATAGAGACTTTTTAAAGGCTTCTACTGATACGTGGGTTAATGGTCAAGTAAGAGTTAAAGCAGTTGGTAGACCGGACACTGTCATTTTAAATGAATTTAGATTTTATGTTAAAGACGCATTGATTAATAAAATTGGTGCAGATATTAAAGTAAGATATATTCGTCAGATTGATGATTTAATTGAAGAAGCCGAAAGAAGATTGATTGCTGCGTCTGCTGGTATTGAAAACGTTGAAAGTATTCAATTGAGTTTTAACTCATTTATCAGTGAACAAAAGCAAGATTTAGAAAAAATTGTAACTGATACTGAAAGAAGAACAAACAGTTTAGTTGATTCGGCACAAAAAGACATCAATTCGGCTATTCAAAATATGCGCGATGAAGCAAATTCTATTCGAAAAAATTTAAATGATGAAACTGCGGGAGCTGTTACTAAACCAGATTTAGATACTACACTTTCTAACTATGTAACTACGGTTGATTTTAACAATGCTTTAGACAATAAAGCAGATAAAGGTGAAGTAGCAACGTCAACCTTACCAGATAATTTTAACGAACTAATCAATCAAGCTGTGTCTGACAGAATTAATGAATTAAATCAAAATAAACCATTATTTAATGATAATGGCGAGGTATATGAAATAAATAATCCAGATTTATCGACAATGGACTTTGTTGATACTTCTGGATATTTTTATGCGGTCGGTCCACTTCATACGCCAGACGGTGAAGATACAGAAGGTATGTTACAAGTATTAGCTTATGGTAACTACACCAAAGTTATTTTCTCACCTAATGAAACAAATGCGATTTATCTACGTTCTAAACTCAATCAAGTTGGCAATAATTGGACTGACTGGCTAAATATCGGTAGTGAAGTGGAAATTGGTACAAATGATAGTTACACAGAAGAAAGTGACGTAGATACTTCAATAGATGATAGTACAGAGACAACTTAATGGAAAGAAGGTGCTAATTATTGAAATATAATTTTAACGAAGTTATCAACTTTATTCTTTTGTTAGGGTTAGGCGCATTTACTTTTGCGAGAGGTTTCTTTTTCACAAAAGAACAAGGAACGGTTTTAGGCGATAGTGATTTTTATATCGCTTTGCACCATATCATGCCTATATGGGTATGGGGGATTATTATTATGGGGGCTAGCCTAGTCTTAATGATTGCAGCTTTTTTTCTACCTAAACAAAGTACGAATAATATCTGTAATTACTTGTTAGTAGTTGGAGGTTTTAGTTGTTCGATACTTTATTTTTTAATGACATCAGCAAGTATTTACAACGCTATCAATTGGTTATCTACTATTCAATTTAGTATCTTATCAGCTATCTGTTTTGTGATTGGTTTTATCGGAGGTGCTGATATCTATGACAGAAGATAGATACGTCACATATGAAGAATGGCGCATCTCAAGAGAAGATATTCTCGGAAAAATCAAAGATGGTGATGATGAAAACTTAAGGCACATCAACGAGTTAAAAGAAAAAATTGTCGAGGGTAATGTTTATCAAAGACAATCTTTTGAAGTGCAAAAAGATACAAATGAGCAGATAAAGCAATTAAACGATACTAACAGTAAACAATGGAACGCAATCAAAGAAATTAAGTTTGTCGTCAAAAATCATGAAGATGAAATTGAGAAATTAGAAGGTACAATCTCAGAAAAACAGAAGAATAGTGTACAGATTACTGTGGCTCTCATAGGCACTGCTGGAACAATCATAGTCGGTGCCTTTGGACTAGCACAGTATTTCTTTTAAGTCGGCACAATATGTGTCGGCTTTTTATTATGCAAAAAAAGAAGGTGGATAAATGGCAATTTTACCTTCAAGTGGTAAACCAACAGCTTCGCAAGTAGCAAATTGGGCGAAGTGGTTAGCAAAAAATAGATATGGTGTAGATGTTGATGGTAGATATGGGTTAGAAAAATAGCTCATATAAAATAACGTGAATTGCTGGGAAACCTTTAGAGTCTTAATAACTACAACGTAACTGGCAACAGTAAGCGTGAATGTTTAAAAATATTAAGAATTAGGCAATCAGCAGCGAAGCCTCTATGGTAACAGTAGAGGAACGTTCAACGACTAAGTGCTTGTAATTACAAGACAGTGCGTTATATTTATAGAAACCTTTATCCAAACAGTGTATACTTAAGTTGAGGCGGTAAAGTGGAACTATCGAAAACTAGAAAACACATCGGGGAAAAGTTTGGATATTTAGAAATTGTAGAACAATATTTCGATAAAGGGAAAACTAAAGTGCTTTGTAAATGTCATAGATGCGGTGAAAACACAGTTAAAAGATATGATGATATAAAAAGAAGAAATAAAAAAGATTGTGGTTGCACTAAGACAATGAACAAGTACAAAAATTTTGATAAAAAATTATATCAAAGGTGGAAAGGTATGAAAGCTAGATGTAATAATCCAAACCATGTTTCTTATAAAAATTATGGTGGAAGAGGAATAAGTGTATGTAACGAATGGAACACTGATTACAAAGCTTTCTACAATGATATGATAGGAGATTTTTTCGAAGGAGCAGAATTAGATAGAATCGACAACGATAAAAATTATTCGAAAGAAAATTGTCGTTGGGTAAAAAGGGAAGCTAACATCAATAACAGAAGAACGTATGAAGAAATCGGGAATTATCAAAATAAAAGTGGTTTTCCGGGAATATATTATCGAAATAAAATAAAAAAATACGAGGCCTACGCTATGTATAAAGGCGACAGAACATATTTAGGTCGTTATGAAAATAAAAATGATGCAATAGCCTCAAGAAAAAACTATTTAAATGAAAAGTATGGTATCTATGAATAAAGATATAGTCTAGTCTCATGTGAAAGCATGAGGCTCTTTTTATAGAGCAATTTAACGTTATACAAGCTTATTGAGAAATCAATAAAGGGAAAGGCGTTAAGTTAAATACAAACGATCAATGTTGGGATTTACCTAACTATATTTTCAATAGATATTGGGGTTTTAGAACGTGGGGTAATGCTAATGCGATGGCTTATAGAAATCAATACCCTGCTGGTTTTAAAATATATGCAAATACTCGTAATTTTGTTCCTAAGCCGGGTGATATTGCGGTATATACAGGCGGAACGTATGGGCACACTAACGTTGTTGTAGGACCTTCAACTACTACTTATTTCACAGCGGTAGATCAGAACTGGAGTCCGGTTAGTGCTGCGTATGGTAGTAGAGCATTATTAGTTAAGCACAGCTATTCTGATGGTCCGGGCGGTGTTAGATACTTTGTTAGACCACCATATAAAGCTGAGCCAAAAACTAAACCTAAACCGAAACCTAGTACACCGCCTAGCACACCAACCCCTAAACCTACGGAGTCGGAAGATGCTAAAGAAGTAAAAACTATACTAAAAAATGTAAAAGAAATTAAATTTACTATCGATGATATAGAAACGAACTATCCTACGTTTATTCCTCACAGAATAGCAAAAGGTAAAGACAGAGGTCGTTCCCCTAAAAAAGTGTTAATACGTGACGCTGGAACAATGTGTAGTGTACTTGATTTATATACAACTAGACGCAAATACATTAGAACATCTGAATTACCACATTACTACATTGATAGAAATTACATTTGGCAACCAAGATATGAGCAAATCGAAGTACCAAGCGCACCAGATTGTCTAGTTATTGAAGTTTGTGGCGACTACTCAGATAGTCAAAATGATTTTATTTTAAATGAAATACATGCAATGAATTATCTAATTGATCGCATGAAGTTTCATAGCATTCCAATGAAACAATCATCGTTCATGATTGAAAGTGAATATTGGCGCACTATTTTAGAACATGGTGCTTGGAATACGGTAACGAAAGGTAAGCCAAGTAAAAAAGTTGAAGATAAGACAATAGAGGCATTAATTAATCTATATCAAAATAGAGAAAAATTACTTAATGATATTCCGTCAGATAAAATAACTAAACGTAAGATTAAAGTCGAAGTGTCAAAAGATGATGAGACTACTTCAAGTAGTGATAATAGCACATCAACGACTAAACCAAGTACAACAACATCAGTTAAGAAAAAACAACCTACTGTTACAGTTGTTTATAGTAAATACACCTACAATAATGCGCTTAACATTCAAATGGCTAGAGCGCCACAAGTTAACTATGGTAGTGGTTGGTACAACGCTAGTCGAAGTGCTACATCGGCAGCCATGAATAATGCAACGATATGGAATAACAGTAAAATGCGTTATCAAATGCTTAATTTAGGTAAGTACCAAGGTATTCCGGTTAGTAAGCTAAATCAAATATTAAAAGGTAAAGGTACGTTATCCGGTCAAGGACAAGCCTTTGCAGACGGTTGTAAGAAATACAACATTAATGAAATTTATCTAATCGCTCACGCTTTCTTAGAAAGTGGATATGGTCGATCTAACTTCGCAAGTGGTCGTTATGGTGCCTATAACTACTTTGGAATAGGTGCTTATGACTATAATCCTAACTATGCTATGACATTAGCAAAAAGCTATGGCTGGACGACACCGGCTAAAGCTATTATCGGTGGAGCTAAGTTTGTAAGACGAGGTTATATCGATAACGGTCAACAAACACTTTATCGAATGCGTTGGAATCCACAATCACCGGGTAACCATCAATACGCAACAGATATCAACTGGTGTAAGCATCAAGCGAATACCATTTATAACTTATACTCACAAATCGGAATGAAAGGCGAATACTATATTAGAGATAGATATAAATCTTAATTTACAGGACTACGTGCTGACAGCATGTAGTCCTAATTTTATGGAAGAGGTGTCAAAATGATATATAAAAATAGAGATATTGAAGCAGTAATTAATGAACGTGGTGTCAATTTAGGGAATATTGATGTTGTTTTTTACACTAAAGATATTAATACGACTTCTTTCAGATTATTTCTAAAGCAAAAAATAGAGTACGCGAATGAAACATTTTACGATATTTTTGATTTAAGAAATAAAGGACTTACTCCATATATCGATCTTATGATGGAAGATGGCTCCATTTTTACTAGGGAACCAATGGAAATCGTTAAAGCAGATGCTGGATTGATTCAATATAATATTCCAAGTGATATTTTACTTCATATTGGAAAAGTGGAAGCAAGTGTATATTTGCTATCTGACGCAAATAAAGAAGATGAAGGAGTAGAAGTTGCACAATTTTACTTTTATATTGATGATAATGGATTAACTTCAAGAGTTAGACGTGTCGTAAATACTCCTATCGTGGATGAAGCAGTAGCAAGAGTTCTGTCGCAAGACGCTCAAAAACTATTAGATACTAGATATAAAACTAATTTAGAAAATAGTTTAAGAAGTTATTTGTTTGAAAATGCAGATAGATTTAAAGGTCCTAAAGGTGATGAAGGTGATAAAGGTGATGTTGGAGAACGTGGTCCTAAAGGTGAAAAAGGAGATAAAGGAGATGTTCCAGAAGAAATTACCGACGCAAGAGGCAGAAGTAACTCATTAAAAGATGAGATGGATAGAATAGAAAATAAAACATATACAAAAAATTCTAATAAAGTTAGACCTCTTGTTTCTTTTTATTTAGACGATGGTTACCAAAACGACTATGATGTTGTATATCCTAAAGCTAAATCTTTAGGTATACCAGTTACAGCATGTCTATATAATACGAGTGAGTTATTATCTACACCAGATAAATTAAAAGAACTAATTGATAATGGTTGGGAAATCCACTCCCACACTGCACACCACGTTGACTTAGATAAGATGACGTATGAAGAACAGAAAAAGGAAATGTATGACAACATTATGCATTACAAAGATTTAGGCATTGACTTAAAAGGTATTTGCTATCCAAAAGGTTATTCAAATGAATATACACCTAAAGCTGCACGCCAATATTTTGAAGTGGGTATGAGTTCTATTCCCGGTATCAACAGTACGCCTATCGACACATATTATGTTCATCGTGATTTAACAGATCAAACGGATATGAACAAAATGAAAGAACGTGTTGATACTATTTTAGAAGAAGGTAAAGGTTGGTTAGTTTTCTATTCACATACAAACATCTTTAAACAAAATACAACAGTACGCGATAGATACTTTGAAATGATGGACTATGTAAAAAGTAAAGGTATCGAGTGCGTCACAGTACATGAAGCTATGAAAGTTTATGGCAATACGCTTGATATTGGCGATAAAAAATATAGTGATGATTGGCTTAAAGTGGGTAGTGACGGTGTGTTAGATACAAGTAATTTGCCAGTTGTTTATAATAAAAATTTAACAAACGTTAGTTCTATTAAAGGAACTGATTTCAAAGATGGCAAAATCACAATTACATCATTTGACTTATCTAAAAAAAGCGATATTCCATTCGATAGTGGCGTAGGCACGTTGTACACGGATAGACGTTTTGAATTGAACGAATACGGACAACGTGCATTCCAACGTTTTGAAGGTATAGACGGAACAATTGTTCAACGTGTTTATAATGCTGGTGCTTGGTCTGATTGGACTACTGTTGGTGGTATGAATACTGTAAGAGGTACATTTAACAGTGCATCAGTTATTACTGATTTCCCTAAATTCAAACGTACAACATTTGCAGTTTTAGCGGGCGATAACGCTGGCTTCCCCGAACAAATCGGTACAGTAGAAACGAATCGTTTTAGTTCAGCAGATGTATTAGGATATCAATTGTTCTACCCTTATAATCGCAACTATTTCTACAAACGCTATTGGACTACTAACGGTTGGAGTGATTGGGCTAAAATATCCCCTACATTAGGATTAGCACAAAGTTTTGACTTTGGAGATATTGAAGCTAACTCAACAAGAACCTACTCATTTACAATCAACGGTGTAAATGATAATGATGTACCTAGCATTAACTTCTCACAAGGGTTAGCTAACGGACTCATTCCATTTATCTATACAGCAGGAAATAACACCATAGTAGTTAAAATTATTAATGTTTACAATAATAAAACAACAATTGGCACTCGACCTATCAGAATTAAAGTGCTTAAAAACTAATTACAGCTGACCTTTTTAGGTCGGCTTTTTATTTTGGAGGAATGTAGATGAAAACAGATGCAGGTTCAATAGCACGTACAATTGCTTTAGCATTAGCGTGGATAAATCAAATTTTAGCTATGAATAAAATTTCACCTATTCCAGTAGATGAAATGACGATAAGCACAGTGATTACTGGTGTAGTATCGCTTTTAGCTTGGTGGAAAAATAACAACTTTACTCAACATGCACATAAAGGTCAAAAAGAAATCAATAAATCTAAAGCTGGTGTGACTGGTGGTACTGGTTCGCCTTTAGGAGATGATTAAATGACGAGTAAAAGGACATATAAAGATGCTATTAAGTATTTAAAATCAATGGAAGGTAATGCTTACAACCCGGACCGAAGCTATGGATTTCAGTGCTTTGATTTAGCTAACCAATGGTGGTTGTATCTGTTCAATCACACTTTAAAGGGTGTAGGTGCAGCAGATATACCCACATGGAATAATTTTAAAGGCGAAGCTACGGTATATGAGAATACACTTTCTTTCCAAGCACAACCAGGCGATTTAGTTATTTTCAACCGTAATTACGGGCAAGGTTACGGTCATGTTGCTATTGTTTTATCGGCTACTTTAAATTCTATAACTGTACTGGAACAGAATTGGGTTGGTGGTGCTTACTGGACGCCACCAGAAGTAACGACACGACGTACACATGGCTATGACTTCCCTATGTGGTTTATTAGACCGTTCTACGCTAAAGAAACGACTAAAAACAAAATCAAAAGCAAAGCTAAGCCGGTTAAGAAAGCGAAAGCTAAGAAAGGTAAGAAAATATTACTCGTTGCAGGTCATGGTAAAGGTGCTTATTCAAATGATCCTGGTGCCGTAGCAAATGGATATAACGAACGCGATTTTAACCGAAAAAATATCATACCTAAAGTTAAAAAGTATCTTGAAAAATCAGGACACAACGTTGTTTTATATGGTGGGAAGTCAATGAATCAAGACTTGTATCAAGATACGTTATATGGCCAACGTGTAGGTAACTATTCAGACTATGGTTTATATTGGGTTAAAAAGAATGTGAAACCTGATGTGATTGTAGAATTCCACTTAGATGCTGCAAGTCCACAAGCTAGTGGTGGGCATGTGATTATTAACAATCAATACCCGGCTGATAATATTGATAAAGCAATCAGTAGTGCGTTAGACAAAACGGTTGGTAAAATCAGAGGAGTGACAGCACGTAATGATTTATTAAATGCAAATGTAGCCGGTAAATTAAATCTTAACTATCGATTAGTTGAATTAGGTTTCATCACATCTAAAAAGGATATGAATTACATCAATGATCACTTAGATAGCTTTACTAAACGGATTGCAGAGGCTATTCACGGTAGACAAATCGATGCAAAACAAAGTAAACCTAAAAACACTACTTGGAATTGGAAAGGACATATTCATTTTACAACTCTAATGAAGGTACGCAAAAAACCAGGACTAACTGGTACTGTGTTAAATAGTAAACAATGGTTCGAAGCAGGAGATTATACAGACTTTGACCAAATTATCAAAAAGGACGGTTACTGGTGGTGTCGTTTTAAATTTGATAACAAAGGTGAATACTTTTATGTAGCGCTTTGTAGAATACACGATAAAAAGCAACGTATTAAATCAGAAACTAAAGAGTTGTATGGCAAGATTAGTTGGTATTAATTTGATATAATATATTTACACGACATTTCACTATTAGTTCGTAAAGGGATAAGCATGACGGTGCTTGTCCCTCTTTTTTTGTGCCTGTTATAAAATACTTAAAGAAATTTAAGTAAAAGTATTGACAATATATAATACTTAAATTATTATAAGTATATAAATTAAAACAAAGGCGGTTATTACAATGAGAAAACAAATCGAAGAATTATTAAAAAGCGAAGTTACAGGTTATAGAATTGCAAAGAAAACAGGTATTGGTGAAAGTGTTATTAGTAATTTAAGAAGTGGCAAACGTAATTTAGACAATATATCACTAAAAAACGCTGAATTACTATATAATTATCAAAAGGAGATAGAAAAAATGAACGAATTGAATAGCAAAATGATTGAAGATGTAGTATTAGGCGAAGTTGAATTAGTGGAAAGTTTAGGTCAATACTTTATCGATATTGAGGGAGATTACAAGTATAACGTAGAATTTGCTACACTTTCAGAAGTTGATTATAAAGTTTGTGCATTATATGAAGTTGCTACAAGCAAAACTTACGAAGTTCCTTATCACGATAAATTAGAAAAAGAAGATATGAAGTTATTTTATGATAAATGGTTAGAAAAAGATCAACAGGAAGAAACTTATATCGAGAGCGTATTCTTCGTAAATAGAGAAGACGCAGAAAGTTATATTAAAGATGTGTTGAAAGGTAAAGAAAGTTTAACAGAAGTTGCTGCAGAAATTGGATATTTTGAATAAAACACAAACCACGTTCTTCATGAGCGTGGTTTTTTATGTGAGGGACTCGGGTCCCTAGAAAGTCCCTAAAAATTTGTATTATATGGTGTATTATTAATAGGCAAAATAAAAAGAACCCCGTCGTTATGGGGTTCTTAATTTCGAAAAGTGTTTAATTTTCGGTTAATAGCGTCCTGGGAGGGATTCGAACCCCCGACCGATGGCTTAGAAGGCCATTGCTCTATCCAGCTGAGCTACCAGGACATGAATTTTTAACACAAGAATTATTATAGCTAAAGAAACCTTATTTAGCAATAGCTTTAATATAAAAAAAGTTTATATTTTTCACTAATTATGTGTATTTGTAACTCATATCGACGATGTGCAAGTGCAATAACACATAAAGTCGAGCAATTGAATTAATATCTTCAAGCCATATGGACGCAGAAGTAATCAAATGTATAGAACCAATAGGATGCATTATAAGCAACTATGAACAAACTATAAACATTTATGAATAAAGTAATAAATAGATCACAAGTGTTGAAATTATTCTCATCTATTATTCATATACTCAATCCAATTACTAAATAAAAGTACCATGATAAATAGTGAAATACAGAAATTAATAAAGTTGCAATGACCAACATTACGATTAATTAAATAGTTGAAAAGGACTAGAGTATATTCACTTGTCTGTTTAAATAAATGGTTGTATTGAGAATCCTAGACTTGCAATGGTCTCTTAGTAGGTTAAAGCGTTTATAAAACAAGGTGAATTTTAAAGAAATATAAAGCTAATGTAAAGGTATTGTAAACGTTTGCAGAATTGTCAGATTTTGCACAACATATTTGAATGCCTAAGTGTGTTTTATATAATCAAAGGTCTACAGTTTTGATGTCTAATTTATAAGTTAAGAAAGATAGAACGCAAATAGCATAAATCACTATATAGTATAAGTAACAAAACGATAGGTAAACAAAAACTTACCAATTAATCGTTTTTGGTTTTAAGAAATAGCTTAATGTATCTATTGAATTTCATACATTAAGATTTAAATACTTTAAATAAAAAGAAATGGAGCGATTTAAATGTCAAAATTAGTACAAGCAATTTCAGATGCAGTTCAAGCAGGCCAAAACCAAGATTGGGCTAAATTAGGTACAAGCATTGTAGGTATCGTAGAAAACGGTGTTGGCATTTTAGGTAAATTATTCGGATTCTAAGTTTCCACATATAACATTTATTGAAAATATAAATAAACATTATAAAGGAGATAGTAATCATGGAAAAAATCGCAAACGCAGTAAAAAGTGCAATTGAAGCAGGTCAAAACCAAGACTGGACTAAATTAGGTACAAGTATCTTAGATATCGTTTCAAACGGTGTTACAGAATTAAGTAAAATCTTTGGTTTCTAAATTTAAAAATCAAACAATTTAAATATATAAAATTAAAAGAATGGAGCGATTTAAATGTCAAAATTAGTACAAGCAATTTCAGATGCAGTTCAAGCAGGCCAAAACCAAGATTGGGCTAAATTAGGTACAAGCATTGTAGGTATCGTAGAAAACGGTGTTGGCATTCTAGGTAAATTATTCGGATTCTAAGTTCGACTAACAACATTTTATTAATATAAATAAACAATACAAAGGAGATAAATATCATGGAAAAAATCGCAAACGCAGTTAAAAGTGCAATTGAAGCAGGTCAAAACCAAGACTGGACTAAATTAGGTACAAGTATCTTAGATATCGTTTCAAACGGTGTAACTGAATTAAGTAAAATCTTTGGTTTCTAATTTAACGTTTATTTTAAAACTTAGTTTAAATCATAAAAATTATAGAGAAATGGAGAGATAAATATGCAAAAATTAGCAGAAGCAATTGCAGCAGCAGTACAAGCAGGACAAGATAAAGACTGGGGTAAAATGGGTACAAGCATCGTAGGTATCGTAGAAAACGGAATCAGTGTTTTAGGTAAAATTTTCGGCTTCTAA